AGCCACCACCAAAGGCGTGTTTCCATTTGTCGGTATCATCAGACCTAAATTGTCGTTGAGCCATATTACATGTCCTGTGCTACTACTACTCCGCTTACCTGAGTTAAACTATGGACTATAAATCCAAAGTCATCCCAAGCATATTTATCAGTTGTTAGCTCTGGTTCATCACCACCAGCCCAGTTAATTTGAATAGCCATAGTATGAACTCCAGCCTGTGAGCCAGAAGTAGTTATTCTAGTATTAGCAATAGCATTAGCTTTTGAGGAAGCAATACTACCAGATGTAGCATTAACTCTAACCCAGAAATATCTAGTTCCAGCAGTTATGCCAGTAGGAAGACTATCTGTGGTAGTAAATTTAACTGGAGTACCAGTCTTAAAATCTTTAGTAGTAGTAATAACACCTGGAGCAGCAATAGTCATAGTAACTGTATCAGTAGTAACTGGGAACCAAGTAACTGTTCTTGAGCCAGTAGCATCTTGAGGTATTCTAATCATAAAGGTTTTACCCTCAGCTGCATTAGAAATTGCAAAAGTTCTATTACCAGCCAAAGCTCCACAAAGGAACTTTAACTTGTTGGTTAAGCTAGTTAAGTTGAAAGTCATTGTTGCTCCATCAGCAACATCAATCCATTCATCGGATAGTTCGCCAATGGTACTGTCTACTCCAGCATCATTCTTAACGTGCCATGAGCCATCGTCAGAAGCATAAAGTCTTAGGTATCCACTAGCAGGAGTAGAAGGAGCAGATGATTGTTCTTCCATCTGCAAATATTCATCGTTAACAAAGTCAGAATATTGGTTAAAGAACTCTTCATTGTTTAGACAGTTAACAGCTAAGTTTTCAGCTAAGTTACCATCATAACCTCTAAGTCTAACTACACCAGTTAAGGCGTAGTCAGCTGCGGTTGAACCAGAAGAACTTGTTACAGAAAAAACTGTTTCGTATTCTGTCCCCCACCCTACAACAACAATGGTTGGAGTGTTGTCTGGTACTGCATCTACTAAGAGAGAACCAGCTGCTGGATCAGAAATCCAAGTAGATCTAAGATTAGCTCTAAATTTATCATTTGCTTGTGCTATTGCCACTTTATACCTCCAATTTCTGTTTGAAAGAGCCGTCATTTATTTCTGACTCTGACAATCTTAATAAATTAAACCCACAAGCACTTAGATATGCGTTTTCAGCCTTGTCTTTTTTAACAACCCTATCTAGTGAGTGCCAATAATTACCATCAGCCTCTACAATTAGATTGAGACTTGGAACATACGCATCAACTAAAAACTTGCCATTTATTAACTTTTGCTTCTCAAATAACAATCCCCTGTCTTTAAGCTCCTGATATAGTTTTTTCTCAATAGATGTCTCTCCCTGACTCTGGCTAATAACACCCAAATTACCAGCAAACCTTCTTTGTTCTGTGGTAATAGTCTTTTGGTAACAACTCATGCACCTAGTAGACTTCCTATTAGTCAAAACAACATCACAGTCAGGACAATTCTTTAGTGGCTTCTTGTTGTGTCCACCAGTTTTTCTATCTTTTAAGATCATCTTACGATATTCAGGATCAGCCCACTTAGCCTTCATTCTAGCTGACTGCTCTTCTCTCTGTTCGCTGGTGTAAGGTTTTCTGCCTCTGTTTGCCATATATTCCTTATATTAGTTTATTTGTTGTTTGTTTGTGTCTAAACAGCTAGCTCCCTTAACTTCATACCAAAAGTTAAAGGTCTTGTGCTCTGTGAGTAATAAATATAAACTCCAATTAAAGAAATTTCATCCTCAACACCATCATTTTGAATATTAAGTTTAACCCAAAATAAATCTTTTTGTTTAAGGTTGATGTAACGAAGATTAACTGTTGAGCCAGCATCATCTTGAGTCATCATGCCAACCTCTTGATCGCCCCATTCATCATTACCAAATCCAGATAAGGTAGCTTCTTGTGTAATCAGTAAACGTGGGTCACTCTCAATTCCTTTATTTCCAGCCTTAATCACACCAACAGTGGTGTTATTGCCAGTTAAAGAACCAAATACTAGAGTACATTTATCAAACTTCTTGAACTGGTCAGGAAGCTTCATATCATACTGTTTAGTAGAGATAGAAAGAGTAATTTTAGTTTCGTAAGTTGTGTCGCCAGCATAGTCTTTTTTACCAGTAAACATCTCTAACACATCAGCCGTGATAGCTGATCCATAGTAAAGTCGTTCAATGTTATCTACTGGAGAAATATATTTAGCAAATACTTTTGGATAGACTCCAGTCCACATTGCCCAAGAGTTATATCTCTCGTCATAAGCTAGGATAGCATTATTACCCTCACCAGATGCAGTCGTTGAAATACCAAACAAAGATAAAGATTTGTAGAATATTCCACAAACATCATCAATATTGGTTGCCGTAATCTGTTGAACTATAGAATCAGCTCGAAGTGACAGCACAGAATACCTCAAAATCGTGCCGTAATTGGCTTCGTTACCGATTGTAGAGGCTCCATCACGACTCCAGAACCTTAGATTGTTACCAGCTGTATGAGGAGAGAACCTAGAGATAGAACCAACAGCAATATTAACATCAGTGATAGTTCCCTCTGCTATGCCATCAGCTCCAACTGTGAATTGAAATTTACCAAATACTTTATCCTTAAAAACAAATAATGAATTTTCATTAGAAGCAACGTGATCTTTAATAGCTCTAATTTGAGTGCCATCTCCCTGTCTATAAGGTACATAACCGCCACCATCAGGCAATCCAAAATTACCAATCTTATCAAGTCCTCCATCCCAAGCTAGAACATCATTACCAAGCTCGGTAGTAACTCCAATTAAACCACCACCATAAAAATCTAGTAATGAGAAATGATAGCCGATTGTGGTGTTATCTTCTGGAAATTCATAAAAAGTATCAGTTCCCAAATCACCTTTATCTGCATAGGTAGTTGTTTTTGGATCAACTGAGTCAAGGAAAAATCCTTCACCCTGTCTGTTTGATTTAAAAATACCAACACTGGTACAGGCAGCTGGAGCAGCAGGAAGTGTAATGGTTAAATAAGTATCCTCATCAAGAAGTTGAGGCATATTCTGAATCCAACCAGTGCCAGAAGCTTGCACATCTGGGTCTGCTGCTGGTGAAGCTTCTGTGCCCCCAGCATCATTATACCAAGCATAATAATAGTAGTAAGGAGTTGACCCTGAGCCAGATCCAGTCTTAGCAATAGTTGGATAAGCAGTTGGATCATCTAATTCTGTGTTAATATGCCAACCATCTTCATCTAGCCAAACAAGGTCATCAACTTCATTAGCAAAATAAACTTTAGAATTAGCTTGAACAATCCAAGTAGTAGAAGTAACATCAAAAGTAGGAACTCCAGTAGTAAATGTTGGAGTAGATCCAGAATATCCATCTGGGGCTGTGGCTGATAAATCATCCCAAATCTTAGCACTAAAGTCATAATACTCAGGGATACCAGTGTCAGAAATACGGATAAAATAGTCTTCGCCACCAATGCTATAAGTTTCACCAAGATTTAAGATCTCAGTTCCACCATCAGAAGGAGAGCCAATAGCTTTAGTTCCCTGTCTTTTTGAAATAGTACCATATTGAGAATAAATACCATTTAACAACTCAGATAGCTCAGTATCTTTAATAGTTGATGGATGGGCTAGGGTATTCAAACCCTCTGGGAACCCATCACTACCTGATCTTTTAATTGGTGGGTTCTGTCTTTTTGGTTGTTTAACGTACATAAAGTATCTTTAAGTCCTAACATTACGACCAGGACGATTTGTATAGTAACTTCTAGCTACTGCTAATCTGTCCACTCTATTAGTTTGTTGTTCGCTGCTAGTTAATAATTCACTTTTATCTGGAATAACCTCAAGAGACATATATTCTAAAAATCTATTTTCAGCATCAGCTTTAGCATCATCTTGAGACCCAGCTTGATTAGCCTGTCTAAAGTATTCGGCTAGTGCTGAAAAACCAATCATATCTCCTGGGAGAATGAGCTTATCATCTGCTGCGTTAGGAATAGGAGGCATAGCAAAGTACCAAAGAATCACAGTAGCATCTGTCTCTTCTACTGCGTTATCAAATCTCATTTGCCATTTACCAAAGTTTTCATCGTCAGGATCACCAATCATCTCTATAAAGATAGTTTGGTCATCGCTATTACCTGGTTCATTCCAGTCAACACTGTCAACAATACACATATAGAGCCCATTAGGTTTAAAAAACCTATCAGGTAGAACATGTGTCTCATCTCCTTCTGTCAGGGTGATTACCTCTCTAGTAAGAGTTCTTCGCCAGAATCCTCTCCTAGCGTATTCTTCATATTTGTTTTGAATCCACATTACCCATTCTGCGTACTCAGTTGAGTCTGAATCTGGTACTGAGCCTCCAGCTTGAGGAGCCATAAAGTCTAAAACGTCTTGTAAGGTTTGTATCGTGGTTGAAGCGGAAGTGTATGCCATATATTTATAATAATAGAGCTTGAGGGGAGTGTTTGTGTCTTAACTAATTAAGATTAGCAAAATCTCCATGTAGTTCTTTAGAAGCTTTTTTATAAGATGAATAAGCTAATTCTTTAGTTTCAAAAAGACCAAGATATTTTCTTTTTCCATTAGCAGAAATCCTAGCCATCCATTTACCAGTGGGTTTATTAAAATGGACTCCTTTACAACCACTGGTGTTATCTTTTTTTATTCCTCTACCAAAGTTGTTTTGAGCCACTGTGCAAAGTCTTAGGTTAGACTTTCTATTGTCTAGCTTATTTCCATTTATGTGGTCTATAGAAACACCTACTGGTGGTTTGAGTAAAAACCTATGCATCCTCAATGACTCGCTATCTGGAACTCCATTAACAAATTTCTTATTTCTCCTAGCATAACCCCAGCCCTCAATGTACCACTTGTGTTGATTAATAACGGCATAATCTTCTTTATCGATTAGACAAATTTCTCCAGTTCTTAGTTTTATTTCCATACCTAATCATAACATATAGGTAGCAAATAGGGCAAGACCTAAGTCCTGCCCTATTTTACATTCCTAACCTAACAATTTAACTTGCCGGGTACGGGAATGTTGCATTGTCAGCGGTGTAAACTTCAACCAAATCCATGGTTAAGCTTGCATCGTATGTTTGACCATTCGTGAAAGTGCGGGTCTCAAGATTTTCATCTTGATCTCTGCCTAATACGAAAGTGGTGTTACCTACTGCTGTGCCCATAATTATCTTTCTAAGAGAGGGGATGGTGGGAACCATCCCCGTATTCTCTATATTTTTATATTAAAGTCCCAAAATTAAATAGTGTTTTGATAAGCATGCTCCCCATGATACTTCTTAGCAGCTTTGTTGTAAGCGATAGCAGCCTCTTTTTGAGTCTTATAGTAACCAATGTTTATTAGTTTTCCATCAACTCTAATAAGACTCTGATACCTAGTAACAGTTTTATGTTTCCTGGTGTAAACACCAGTGCATTTCTTTCTGCCACCACGCCTTCTTATATTGTCTTTATTAGTAATATGTCTTAGATTCTGTCTAGTGTTATCAAGCTTGTTGAAGTTAATATGATCTGTAGTAAAACCTTCTTTTGGATCAAGTACCATGCAGTGCATGAGTATTTGACCTTTGTCTGGTTTTTTACTTACATATTTTCTATTCCTCTGGGCGTAGCCCTTATGGTTTAGATACCAACGATATTTGACTAACTTTTCATAGTCTTCATCATCTACTATGCAATATAAGTTTTTACTTCTTCCACTAAGATATATTTTCATAAATATATTATAGCACAAGGTTGTACTTATTTCACTATTCAATTTTTAATGTGCGTCTCTCTTTCTAAGTGAGACCCAAGTTGTACATGTAGACACAAGCTTCAGGAATGTCCATCTTGAAGGTGTATTCACCCAAGATTTGCCATCTGTAGCTGTCACCAAGCTTAGCGAGAGGTGATGTGAACCATCCTCGTTTTTGCATTGGCTTGTATCCGACCATGGATTCATCTACAAAAAAGATGTAGCTGTCCATAACTGTACCCATTCCTTGAAGTTGAACTACGTCAATTTCGCCGAACGTGTGAGACAAATAAGTCTTCACAACTCCTACTCCACGAGATTTCTCACGAAGAACAGTTCTTGTGGCATCGTCTTGGATATATTTAAACTTCTTCATGAAAGCTGGAGTGACATACATCACTGGCTTATTGAAAGCTTTTTCGGCAATTAAGTCGAGTGCGTCATCAATAGCATCTTCTACAGCTCTATCGGAAGCCCAAATGTCTCCACCAAAGTCAACTGCGTTCGCAGAAGCATAAGTGTCGATCATAAACTTCATTCCACCCATGGTGGTTAGTTTACGAGCTTTGTCCTCGGTTCTTACACCTACGACTAATTGGCGTTGAAGTTTCTCAACCAATTCACTTTGCTTACGAGCAATTAACTGACCACTATTTTCTTCACCCCTAATCATAGCAGCGTGTTCGGTACCTGTTAGGTCGACCACATCTTCTAGGATAGAAGTATAGTTATAGTAATCCACGAATGGAGTGACTACCATGCTGTCAGCGACTTTACCCTGAGGGGTAGCTCCACCGATAACACTTACAGCTTCATTGTTCACCATTGTGGTCTGAGCGGTTGATCCTGTTAAGAATCTAAAATTGACGTTAACGCCACCACCGACTGACTCTACAATGTACTGTGAACCAGCACTGTCTTGGAAGACATCATCCACATTAAATACGCCTGGATCATTAACAACGATGGTAGTTCCATCATTAGCACAACCTACATTAACTGTAGTTTGCAACTTTCTATTGTCTCTGACACCCCACTCGTATTTGTGAGATTTCACTGCTTTTTTGAAGTTTTTTCCACTCCATCTTTTGATCAATTCTTTTCTATAATTAGGATACTTCTCGATTGTATCTTCAATATTGATATGAAGATCTAATTCTCTAGCACCTAAGGTAGAACGTTGACCATATTGTACTCCTGTCATACTTACCTTTCTTAATGATTAATTTTTAACCATTGATTGCTTTACTAATTTTCTGGGCAATAGATGTGCCTGGATCACTCGAATCGGGTGTGCCAGTCTTCTTGCTTTTTCCAGATGTAATTTTACCTGCTTGCTTCACCTTAACATCAGTCTGTGCCTTCTGAGAGCCTTGTTTCTGTGCTAATTTAGCTGCCTTCATTACTTGGTCAGCAATCTTAGTGACTGAAACTTTCCCTCTAAAGGATTTTGTCTTTGGATCGAAATCCAAATCATTGTAAAGTTCTCCGATAGAACTCTCGAGATCTTTATTAAAGTCTGGGCTCTTAGGATTAAGCTCAGGGTATTTTTCCTGAACCGCACCAATATCTCTTTGCATGTTTGTTACAACACGCTCGGCTGCACGAGTGCTGTTAATTCCCTCATAACCCTCTCGAAGACGAGTGTTTTCCTCTCTAAGTTGTTTAACAGTTTTGTTTATTTTGTTAAAACCCCTAGCAACATCATCGGCTGTCTTAAAACTATCAGGAGTAAATTCATCCTTTACCTCCTCCTTCTCATCTTTGATGTCAGCTTTAGCTTCGGTCAAAGTCATGCCATTTTGTTTGGCATAGTTTCTGAGAAGTTCTGGGTCTCTTAGAACTGTCTCCATCTGTTGTACTTGGCGTTTAGCGTTAGCTAATTCCTGATGTACCGCAGATTGAGGATTTGGATCAAGTTTAGTGCCTTTTTCGGTAAGCACTTCCTTTTCTCCTTCCTCTCCCTTGGTGGTTTCCTCAGTTTCCTGAGTTCCTTCCTCGGTCTCGTTTGTATCAACATTGGTTTCTTCAACATTTTCAGTTGATTCTTCCATGCCGGGGATGCCAGATCCCTCGTCTACCATAACAGATCCTTCTGCCATAGCTTCCTTTCTTGCCTCCTGCTTCACCTAACGATTTATGTAACGAGGTTCGCACCCCGAAGTTCCGCTGATATGCAGAAAAGGCGGTAGTTATTACATTTATATAATAGAGGGGGTTTGTTTAGTATGTGACACTATGTAATCCTTAAACAAGAACAGAGCTGATTTGGTTTCCCTCCTCAGCTCTGTCTATATACATAATAGATTACACAAAAAGTTTTTGCTAGACTGTGTTTCCAGTGACTCTATGAATCAGCTTTCCAGTTTGTTTATTAAATCTATATGTTACAGGGTAAGCAATTTTGTGATAATTGCATTTAGTACATTTAAAAATGCACTTTTTACTATCTACGCCAACAAAGTGGTGATCTTTGCAAATCACTACTCTCGGCTTATTGTTAGAATACATTGTTTTTCTAGTAGCGGTGGTCATCTCTTGAGTAAACTCAACACGCTTCTTTCCTTCATTAACATGAGGTTTTATCACCGGGATTTGCACTTCTTCTTCGATCCACTTGCCAATAGGTTTGTTAAAATTATTCGTCATCTATACTTGCTGTTTCAGCTTCTATTTGAGCGATCATGGCATCTCTTGTATCAATGTAGCCTTGTAGCTCATCAAAGAACTTTTTAACTAATTTATATTGACCTGACAACTCATCAACCTGAACCTCTTTTTTTTGGGTGAATATCTTTTTAACTACATTTGATATAGTCACTTCTTTAGAGGCATCCATAATGGTATTCTCTATAATAGAGGTAGCAGCATACTCCTTGGCAGACAAAAGAATCTGTCTAACAAAATCAAATCTATCTTCATTAAGAATAATGCCTGCGACAGAAGCTTCTTCAATAACCTTGTCATACTCGTCTTTAGAGATGATTGTTTTCCTATAAACTCTTTTATTGTTATAAGGTGCTTTAGACATTATTTGTTTTCTTGTATTAGCATATTACTTTTTACTACCAGTTGTCAAATTATTACGCTATATCTGTATGTTCATACCAGTCACCACCAATAGCACCTTTAATGCCATTACTGACTGCTGTTAGCCTTATTAAATACTTGGTGTTCTGTTTAAGAATAAACTCACTATCTCCACGAGCTTCACCGCCAGTATCTTCCTTAAAACCCTCACTACCTATCCACTTTTCAACTATCTTAGTGCCATCTGCTGTCACTGTTGGTGTGTGATAAACAAGGGTCGTAGAGTCGGTTAAGCTATTTCTATTTCTATTCCATCTGGTCACTGCTGTGCCATCATTTGAAGTTGTAGTATCTTCGTATATTTGAATTATTACAGAGCCAGTTGCCTGACCAACTAAAACCCAGTGCGCCCATTTTGTTGTGTTTGGTGTGACAAAAAGCAGAGTTATTGTATCGTTTGTTGCCATAGAGGTATCTTGAAAACCTGCTTTGAAGTGGCTTCCAGCGTGTATCTCGTGGTGGGCGTAGTCTATTACTTGAATTGAGTTAGTAGACTTGTCCAACCTTAAAGGCTGTGCGGTGCTATCACTACTTCTAAATCCACTAATTAAATGTATTAAGCTCATATTAAATCCAATCTGTTC